GCCCCACTGAGCTACTGTTAAGAAATTAAAATCAGTCTTTAGATCTAAATTTACATTAACATTTTCATATTGTTTTACTGGATAATGTACAACCTCTACATCTTTTTGGCATCTTAGTTCGACGCGTTGTCCTGTATTTTTATCTACGCCATCATACGTAGTTTTTAAAAACACTTGTTTAGAGTGTTCCGATACCGTAATCACCTTATCCATATGATTAACTTTTTCAAGCCAAATCGGAGACACTCTAGTTGTTTCGATTCCAGCAGTTACACCAATATTAATTGGCGCCATTTGCTGCCATTCATTTGGAATTGTGACCTGTATACTAATATCGTATTGGGGACGTCCCTGCGATTGATGGTGATACGCGGCCGTTTTTTGAATTAAGCTGTCTAGCCAACGACGTTCATCATTATCTTCGTGTATCCAACCACACTGACCCCATGGTACCGGCAACACATGTATGTCATATATATCTTCAACTGTTCTGAGAGCCCTTAAAACAAATCTTCCATGTTCTCCGTAACCAGATCGAGTCAAAACTGGCGCTCTTACTATTATTTTTTGTTTCATTATAGCTCCTCTAATTCCCAAGTAGTGTAGCCATGGCGAGTTTCCCAAGAGCCCATTTCTTCATGTATTGTAGTTAATGTTTTTTCCCATGAACTACAATAGTTTTCGAAATTATAATTTTTTACAACGTGGGCGCGACCTAATTTTCCCATTTTTTCTCTTTTTTTCCTCGGCATTTCATACATTTTTAACATAGCATTGATACAATCTTCTCCTGATATACGATCTTCGTAGATCCATGGAATATCTTGAGAGCCAATAATTGCCCTTGAAGCCGGTTTAATACCAATCCCAAACCAATTTTTTCCATCTGTAACTTGCTCTTGAAGGCCACCGGTCATATTAACAATAATGGGAGTTTCACAAGATAAAGATTCAAGCGTGGCCAGTCCAAAACCCTCTGCATCAGCAATATTAATAGTACAGTCACACATATTATACATCAAAGATAGTACCATTGGCTCGACCTTTTGTTGAGAAAATAATACTTCTCCACTTGTCAAGCCCAATTCTGTGACTATGGCGTCCAGGTCTTGGCCATGTTGATCTTTGACATCAGTGTGCATAATCAATGATGCTTTGTCGTGTCCAACTTTATCTAAAAATTCTTTAAACCAAAAAATTAAAGAGCCGCTCTGTTTTCTTCTAGCATTTCTATTATTCCAGAAAAATAAAAATTTATTTTCATCATAGCTATCTCCGAAAGACTTTCCAAAAGAATTTTTTGCAAAATTCGTAATATCTTCTACAGGGTGTTTTGAAAATATTTCTGAATCAACTGCATGTGGTAGATACATAGATCTTACATTTGGAGAAACATTTTTAACAACATCATCAGTTACTTTTGAAATGGTTGCAATAAAATCATTTGATTCATAATATTTTTTATTGTACATTGGATAGGGTCGATTGTCCCAAACATGGTAATAAACCATTGGTACCAAGGGGCGAATCTCATTTTCCATTTGCCATAACCAGCCGAAGAATCTAGGATCAGTCATAAACCAAAGAATATCTGGTCTTTCTTGTCTCAAGATAGAACGAAGTAGATCCGGGTTTCCATACCCATCAACCGGCAATGTTATCCAATCTTCTCCATACTCCTCCGTTTTAAGGGGTTGATAGGTCTGATGTTTCATTGCCCCGCCAAGACTAAAAAATTTAAACTTTCCAGTCTTTAACATTGCCTCAATCATATATTTAGTTTGTGTGCCGACTCCGGATGGAGCAAAAGGCATATCACTAATTGTTAAAACCTTAATCTTTTTTTGTGTTTCCAAGCTAATTCCTCACTTACAATGTTTTGTATTATAAAAGTCGCACGTTCCATATCTACCATGACAAAACAAACGATTTTTAATATGCTTCTTGTGGGATATATTATAAAGGGCTTTATTTAATATTTTAAGAGCATTTTCAGTTTTTTTATTTCCACTAGTGACTCTGAATAATTCCACATTGTTTGTTTTAGCCGTTCTTTTAATGAGCGCAAAATGAGTTTCTAAATTTGTAGGTTCGATTTTGTGTTTGATGGCAAAAAAATGTTTGTATAAAGTTAATTGATATGTTGTCATTTTTTCAGATTTTCTTCTAGTATCCCATCCCCACGAACATGTTTTCCAATCAATAACATGATGTTTTCCATCGGGAGTTTTAACAACTAAATCCACAAATCCTTTAAAATTGTATCCATCATAATCCTCAATTGGTTCAAACAGCTTCTCCTCAACAGAAACAAGCGTATAAGTGCCAAAATAATCTTTTAAAGCAGGAAGAATATAATCCACCAACATTATGCCCTGTGAACGCATATCAGTGACTAGTTTTTTATTCAACCCTAAAGTCTCTGGAAGCTCTTTTAGTTCTTTAAGGAACTGTTCCTGAAAATATTCTTTTGGATTAGAAATATTATTTTCAACTAGCTGTTCACATGTAGAGTGCATTGCACTTCCGAAAGCAGTGTGTTCATTTCCCTTAAAACCATCGATCTTATCTAAATAAACTAGTTTATGTTTCCATGGACACTCAGCCCATAACTTCATTTCTGAAAAAGAGATGTGAGACAACTTATACCTCTTTTGTTGTTCTAGTGGTCGTTTTAGAGGACTGCGACTTACTATTTCCTGGTGCAGTAGCTTCTCTAGGTGTTCTTGACTTGGGAGCTGCTTTCTTCGTCGGCGCCTTTGACTTTGTAAGAGGTTTTGTTTTCTTAACCTTGAGGTGCCACGTTGCCTCTGCATCTTCAGCTTTTCTAAAATTGCTAACCGAATCAGGGCCACTAACAGCTTCTACTTTAAAATCTTTATATTTCTTTTCAAACTCTTTTACAATAATGTGTTTTTTGATTATTATTTTTTTTTGAGGGCGTAAACCATCCCAAAATAAACTTTTTTTAATCACCACATTTAACTGATCTAAAAACTCAATATGCATTTCTGTATTCTCCTTCATTGTTATAGCTCATTTCATATTCTTCCATTATGTTATTAATTTTATTATATAATACCGGACTTATATTCTTTAAGTATTTTTTATCTCTAAGAAAATAATTTTCAAAGCCATTAGCAAAATATTCATTAATGCTGGTCACCGCATAAGGAGAATAAAATAATCCCATTATAAGGCTCTCTAAAAGAGGATATCCAACAACATTGTACAAATAATAATCAAAATGTTTATCATATTCTGGATCATTAAACTTGTCCTCTGAAGGCTCATACCCTTCCTGATCTAAGAGATTATAAAGGGTACGACGCTTCGAAAGGAATTCATCTTTTAAAGCATCATCAAAATAAATATCTTTGCCATAATTTTCTTCTACAGCGTGAGCAATTTCATGTACAATATCATCAATCATATCATTTTCGTTTTCTTGCTCATTTGTCACGTACAACGCCCCATCTTTATATTTTGCGTTAAAAGGCGTCTTACTATCATTAAAAGCTTTAAAACTTCCCACGTATATTGCATCGATATTATTCACGAGCCATTTAGGAACAAGGCCCTCAATAGTATCTAACACATATTGAAGATCAAAGTGATAAGGAAGCTGATCCTTCAAAAAAACTAATTTATCACCGTATACAAGGCGCTCTTTACTACTCTTTTTGGCGGCAGTACTGCTCTCAACAATATATTCTTTCATTTTAAAGAAGCCCTTCACTCTTCATCATTTTTTCACCTTCATCAAAATCATAAATTGCCTGTTGGTATCCACGAATAAAGTTCTCTTCAGCAACAGCTAAAAGAAATTCTGGAAACTCTTTTGCTACTGTCTTAATAATCATCTCAACATTAACTTCATCATTTTCAGGGTTCAATTGATTACCAACATAATCAACGAGCCACTCTTTTAATTCATTTGACTTCTCGACTGGCTTAAGAAGGTCCGGATTTTCATCAATACTCATTTATTTCTCCATTAAAATTTTAAAATCTTTTCGATATTTCCAAAGCAACGCTACATAAAAAACTGTTATCAAGCTAGGTACGATCATAGATTCAACACTCAAATCAAGGAACAAATGGAATAAAATAATATTAATAATTATTGGTGCTAATGCGACGAGTGATAATTTAACACATCGGTTAATAATAAGTGCAAAGCCGCAAAGCACTTCTACGCCCTTCAAAAGAGGAAAAAAATAAGGAGCTGCTGATAGCCCATATAGAAACTCGTGAGATTCCGGTAGAGGAGTGGGACTCGAAAAGAAATTAAAAAACCCACTTAACCCATAAACGAAAAATATTAAACCGAGACAAATCTCAGTAACATTCTCACTAATTGTTTCTAATATTTTATATAATCTTACTTTCATGACACAATCTCCCTTCATAGTATAACATTATAATTTATTTGTCAACATATTTTAAAGGATTTTTGCTGCGAGGGTTGCAACCTTTGATCGTTCGCCTTTAACTAATGTTACATGGCCTGATATATCATGTGCTTTAAATTTTTCCACCGCATATGCTAAACCATTAGATGTTTCATCCACATACACATTATCAATTTGGTCGATATCTCCAGTTAAAACAACTTTTGTGTTTTCTCCGACTCTAGTAATAATAGTTTTTAATTCATGAGCTGTCAAATTTTGCGCCTCATCAATAATGATATATGCATCAGATATCGAACGCCCCCTTATATAAGTTAAGGCTTCAATTTCAATCGTCCCTTGCGCCAGGTACATTGATAATGTTTCTTTATCGTTGGCCATCAAATATCTCAAGTTATCTTGGATGGGGGCCAACCATGGCGTCATTTTCTCTTCCATGGTCCCAGGCAAATAGCCTATATCTTTTCCCAGCGGCTGAATTGGTCTAGATACAATTAATCTTTTATAAATTGTCCTTTTGTCGCCTTCAACCACTTGCGCCAAGCCGGAAGCTATCGCCAAGAGTGTTTTGCCGCTACCAGCTTTGCCAACCAATGTGACAACTTTCACATTTGGATCCATTAACAGATCTAGACAGAAATTTTGTTCTTTATTTCTTGGTTTAACGCCCCAAATTCCTTTTTTAAATTCTCCATTGATTCTTTTAAGTGGTTTTGAATAATCATAAAATCGGGCTAAAGCTGTTTTTTTATCATTTGCACTAGAAACCAACAAAATAAAATGATTTTGAAAAAGCCTAATGTCTTCCTTTTCTAAATAAATTTTTTCACCTGCATAAAATTGATCAATTACTTGGTCATCTACTAAATGTGTTTTATATCCGCTATATAAATTTTCTGTATTTTTGACAACTTGGCCCATAACATAATCTTCAGTTGGAAGGCCCAGTGCATCGCATTTGACTCTCATGTTTATATCTCTAGAGACAACAATAACTTTTCTTTTTGTATTTTTATTTTTTTGTTCCAGGGCGACAGCGATAATTTCATTATCCGCGATAGACATATCAAGAGGGCTAGTTTCTGGAGATGTGACAAAAAGAATTCCTTTTCCCTTTGCAATACGAACTCCAGAGTGTAAAGACCCCTTGTCTCTTAGCGAATCTAGATTTCGTATAAAACTCCTAGCATTTGTTCCTACCCCATCTTGACGCTTTTTATGTTTGTCCACCTCCTCCAACACCTTGAAAGGTACAATTATATCATTATTCTGAAAAGAGGTTAATGCACGTGCGTCTGTTAAGTAAACACTAGTATCTAATATATAAGTTTTTTTTGCCATGTAATTCCGGAACTTGTATTATATACACAATAAATAGTATTAATCAAGGCAATATCAAAAAGAACTTCTGTTTTGCGCCTCGCCTTAATAGTTATTAATGGAGGGTATGTGAAAATGAAAAAGTTACTAATGCTAGTTATTTTATTTTCTTTAATGTTTCCAACTGTTTCGAACGCAGGCATTGTATATTGTGATAAAGAGTGTTTCCAATTAAAAGATTCTCAGATAACAACTATTAAGGGCCTCTTATATGAAGTAGCGGAAAGTCAAAATAAAAAAACAAAAAAAACTTTCTTGCCACATGTGGCCGAAACAATTGTTTGGATGGATAAAAAACACAAAGAAGAAAAGGTATATAAATTAGAAGATTTAAAAAAAGACGATAAGGCAAATTTAATCAATACATCAATAAGTTTTATTCGCGATGTGCTTTATGGAAGAACAAAATTTAATCCGCGTGTGGTTTTATATTACTGGAGTATAATTGGTGAAAAGGTTAATGCCGAATATAAAGAAAAGATAGTTGATAAAAAGACTGTTATAGAATATAAGCTGGAGTTGCGCAAATGAACTTAATAAAAAAATTATTAACCATGGTTGCAGCTTTATTTATATTATCAACATGTACATCTTTCAATTCAAATATTCCACTGGGTTATAACTATAACACAGAAAGAACTGTTGAAAATTTACCAAGAGATTCATTTTTATTCGTTATGGTTGAAGAATATTACGAACACTGTTATTCATCTGCGCTTAATGATGAAAAAGAATGTGTTGTCTTTAAAAACACAGGAATATTCAGTGGATCTGCTTTCGTGGTATACAATACACCCAACGGAAGTTTGGTGGTTACGGCCGACCATATATGTCAAACGTCTAGCCCGAGTATGAAGCAAAAAATGACTTTAACAACTCTAAATGGTAAAACATATAGAGCTAAAATTTTAGAAAGAGACTCTAAAAGGCAAAATGATGTATGTATGGTATATGCAAAAAGTCTAAAAAAGCCACCAGTTAAATTAGCTCTTAGTGAGCCTAAGCCAGGAGCAAAACTTTTTAATATTGCTGCGCCTGCAGGTATTTTTAATATTAATATGGTCCCTATATTAGAGGGTCGTTATAATGGACTATCTTTTACTGGAAGTGCAATATATTCAATTCCAGCCGCAGGTGGATCTTCTGGATCAATGGTACTTAATTATAACTTTGAACTAGTTGGCTTGATTCATTCGCTCCACGTAAGATTCCCCACCGTAACGGTTGGTCCATCATATGTAGTTTTAAGTAAATTTGTGAGAGAAGGGATCAAAAAGCACTCTAATCTATAACTAAAGATCTGCGTTAAAAAGATTAGATTTTGCTTTTTGTTTCTTTCGCTTCTTTTTATTGTTTTCGCCCTTCTTGAGATCTGCATTAGATTTTTCTAAATCTCTTTCAGGATCTGGAGCGTTCCAAGCTTTAACTTTAAAGCCACCACTTAATCGCCGTACTTTGACCATGGTGTATATCTCAGCCAGCTCTTTTCTTTTTTTATCAGCCTCAGAAAACGTTTGAAAGCTAGCAACTGTTTTCCAAACTTTGGTACTCTTTTCGTTTGACATTATTAATCCTTTAGTGAATGTGGTGGAGGCGTGGGGAGTCATATGACGACCAAATCGTCAAATGTTATCTTGGCTCTTTTGGATCAATAAGAACGATGGGCTCTTTTGGATTCCATGTTTCACCAACCTCAAAACCAGCATCTTCAAACATCGAAGTAATTTCGTGACTCATTCGTAACCCGGCAAGAGATGCTAATTCAGACATAGCATATTCGGAGTGAAATACCTTATATTCCCCGGGGAGTTCCGGATCGTGCTGTATGTTAAGTGTAAAATTATCTCTGGTAACGTTGGGGAGGCTGTATACAATATCTTCGATCTTTTGGATATTGGGATCTTTGTCTCTCTCAGCTGTGCCCTGTGTGGCAGCAGCTTGAGCAACTGCTAAAACATCTTCAACGTCAGTATCACCATCGCTGTCGATATCTGTATCTTCTTCTTTTATAAACTTTCTCCAATTTTCAAATAAGAGTTTCATTTTTGTATCTCCTTCTCCTTAGATTTCACATTAATAAATAGTAAGAAGCTGGCCAATCTGCCGGAAATCACAAGTTTATCCCACTTGGCTCCAAGTGTCAACCTTTTTAGTACTAGTTACTGCTTCACAAAACAATCTTACTTCATTATCTGAAAAAATATGCCGGCAGTAATTTGCCATTATGTTGGTGGAGGCGCCGGGAGTCGAACCCGGGTCCGAAAAGAATTAATATTACCGTCATTCACAAGAATAGATGCTTAACCGCCCAAACATCAACCACCTGTTACCAGGGTTTTCCATTTTACCATCTTAAGGCCATGGCTGCCAAAAAGTATATAGTTAACTACAATACTTAAGTCCCCTTATTTTTAAAATAAAGATATTCGCCCGTGTAATAAATTACATAAACTAGGTTATTTGAACCCTTAAAAACTAGCAGATGATATCGTATATGCCACCGAATTAACTTTTTTTATAAAGCGTTAATAACTCCAGACTATGCAGCTAAGGCGTAGTCAAACTCCACATTATTGTTGGCGTTTAAATTTTGAGTATTTTTATTGTGCTACTCACACAATCTTGCACGCTAATATCTCAACCCTCCGTCTAGACCAGTTCGCCCCCATATCAAAGATCCACAACATTATTATATAATATTGATTAATAATTATTCATTATTTTCTTCAAAAAAACTTTCTGTATTATATTTTTTTAATAGATGCCTGAAATCATTTGGTAATAATCCTAAAAATCTTGCACCTTCTCTTTTAGACCTAGTACTAGAAAGAGCCACTTTGAGCACAGCGTCCTGTACAATCTCTCTAATAGAATACCAGATTGGTATACCAAAACATTTTCCACCAAACGGTTTTGTTGCTAGCTCTAATTTAAGAGCAATAACATCCTCTAGAGAAAGAGCGTTCAACATTAATTCGAACTCTTCTGAAGAAAGATCACTTTTTCTTAACTTCCTAGAGACACTGTAGTGAGCGTTTTTCCCTGAAAGTCTCTTTTTCTTTTTCCAAGACATCTTAAATTTAATTCTCAAATATGTTACAATATTTTATGTAATTATTTAATTACTAATTAAGATTAAAATAAATTAATTTATATGTTGTATATTATTTCACTTATAATTGCAGCTGTGTCTTCTTCTGTTTTTGTTTCAGAAGGAGGGTAATCTGGGCTAGGTGGTTCTTCTTTTATGTTATCAGTCATCTCACCTTCAAATTTATCAAAATATAATTTAAGATTTGTAAGCCCCCACTCTTTAAAAGCTGCAGCGTCTTCCGGAGCAATAAGGCCTTCGTAGGCTGTTACGATTTGCTGTTGCACTTGATTCAATGCTAGCTCAGAAGCGTCAGCTCCTTGTTTTACGTAAGGATCATCAGAGTCTAATTTAACAAACGTGCTTTTTTCTTCTTCGGCGTCTTTTTGGGCTGCCTCAATATCTTGAGGCCTGGATGGTAGAAATTTTTCCGCATCCGCTGGAGCATTAATAACGTCATCTTGTTCTATTTCCACTTCAAAATCAGCCTCATTCAACTGTGGCTTCGGAGCGTTCCTGTTAGCATCAATCGGATTCAACAGATTTAAGAAATTAGTTAAAAAGTGGTATCTAAAAGACTCCCTTTCTTTGCTACTAGAAGACAAATTTGTATAAGGATCTTCAATTTGAACAATGATTCTTTTAAGGAGCGCGTCTAGTACATTAATTCCGGTATTTTTATGAATAACCTTATCAGCAACTGCAGTTTTTCTAGAGACTTCAGATATAAGATGACGAATAACTTTCCTTAGCCTTTTTTCCTCTAGATGTTCTTGTTTTTTTCTTCTTTCTTGTACAATACAAATACCTTCGCGAATTAATAATCTGAGTTGCTGTTCTTGCTGATTCATTCTGTTATGACTCCCATTGATTTATATAAATAGTCTTCAATCTCTCTAATTAACCCCTCTTCTTTATCATCTCGTTTTCCGGCATAACCTTCTACTGCACCGCCGCCCATAGCTGATATTTCTTCCAATTCTTCATCGGGGGCCCCTTTAGCTTCCGGATCATCCGGAAGACCAGAGTATTCATAAGCTACTTTCGGTACCGACGCAATTGGCGGCCCGAACATTCCCACTGGATCTACTTCATTAAGTGTTTCTTCAATTAGCCCAAGAAAGATACCCAGAGGAATCTGGGAAACCTCCTCTAAACTCTCTTGTACAGAATTTAA